TGCCATCATTTGATCTGGTGCCATAGGTGGTGCTTCAGCAGGCATACCCATTTCTGGAGTGCCAGCAGGCATCTGCGGTGGCATCTCTGGTGGTGGCGCTAATAAATCTTGAGCTACTGTAGTAACAGGTGGCTTCGTATCTTCTTTGGATATACGGTCACGCATCATGCCAGCAAGCATGGCCTTCTGTGGATCGATCATCCCCATCTGTACCATGCGCCCCAATTCCTGTTTGGAATGTTTGAACGCTAGGTTCTTAATCTCGGAAAGTTGGCGATCCATGACTACCCCTCCATTAACTTGTTCGCTGCTACTTGGGCTAATCCGCCATTAGCAAATATACCTGCCTGCTTAGCACCCAGTGCAGTTAATCCTAAACCGCCCATTTGGGCAAGCGTAGACTGTGGCGCTGTGAATTGTTGTTGCGTCTGACCACCAAGCGGCACACCACGCAAGATATCCGACATGAAGGATAGCTGCTGTTGGTTGAAACCCTTTTGGTTGAGAAAGTCTTGGAACTTTTGATCCAGCACTTGCTGTTGCAGAGCTTGCTGCTGTTGTCCTGCCGCAGCCTGTGCGTTCAGGATATCTTTCTGCTGACCAAACTGAGTCTGACCTAATTGACCTAATGTGCTTGCGCCTTGTAGTGCTTGACCCATACCTTGCAGTCCAAGTGTCGCACCAAACTGTTGCGCCTGACGAGCTTGATCAAATGCGTTCTGCATACCCTTGGCGTAGATATCGCCTTGCTGCATACCTAGATTACGACGACGCTCTGCTTCTAATAGTGCTGATCTTGATCCACCAAATGCGCCACGCTGTGCAGCCTGCGCCATATCTTGCTGACCTTGGATAGCAGATTGACGAGCAGCTTCACGCATCTGTGGCTCTAGCGCACTCTCCACATAAGGAGACATAAACGCACCCATCGCATATGGATTGGTAGCCATTTGATTGTATTGGTTGCCTGCATTTAACGAGCCCAAACTTCCAAGACCTGCCATCTGCGTACCAATACCAAGCTGCTGTGATGGCTGAAGATTAGCCACACCTTGCATAGCTTGTTGCTGCATCGGAGTAAACCCAGCAGTACGCTCACCGCCGTATGCTTGATAAGGTGCGTTAGTAAGCGCTTCTGCCTTACCCAACATACGCTCAACGTAAGGCTTCGCATATTCAGGAATGGCTGTCTGTGTAACTGTTTGACTGGTAGGCGCAGGAGCTGGGGCAGGACCACCGCCACCGCCTTGTGGTTTGATCTTGCGATTACCGTCGTGTTTAAATGCTTCTTCAGGCAGGTCAGGTATGCCAGCCAGCGCCATCGCGCGATTGTTAAATCTCATAATTTCATCCTCATTACTTGATGCGTATTGGTCATACCCATTTTTTCGTACATCTGAACAAGCGTGCCTTTAGCCCAGCACTGTGCTGTTGTGGCTCCAAAGCTACGCATCCAATTCTGTGCTTCTTCAAATACGTGATCTCTAACAATACCCTTGCCGCCCATTAAGTTCACATGAGCTATACGCTCTCTTGGGTAATCCATAATGTCTACCGTTACTGCGCCTGTTATACCTTCTTCAGGATCAATCCAAATTAATAAGAATGTTCTACCGGTACGAACCGCATATTCAACTTGCTCAATCGTGTTTAAATCTGGATCAAGATCAATAGCCCATTGCAACATTGGCGCAACGATAGGCCAGACCTGTGGAAGCTCATTTGTTTGTACTTGATGTAATGGCATAGTTATAGTGGCAGCTCAAAGTAAACAGACTTCTGTACGTATCCATCGTTCTTAAATATCTTCGCCCAACCTTTACGAGCATTCGATTCCAGCCTGTCGCAGCCTGCCATCTTTGCGTATTCTCTGAGCATAGGAATGATGATGTCTTTCCACTCTGCAAATCGCACGCCACCACAAAACACCATCGATAATGTTTTAGTTTTTGGGTAGTTATATACAGCAGTTACCGTAGCGCCAATGATCGTTTCATCATCTTCATATGTGACCCACAACTCATGATCACCGCCTGCTAGTAAATCGTATATATCTTCAGCCTCGTATCTACCGTATGTGAATCTTGCTGCACCCGCCATAAAATCTTCTATGTATGGCCAGAACTCATCGAGTCGTTCTATCGGCGTAAGGTAGACATTAATCATACGGGCATCTCAAACATTACTGCGCGTTCTACATATCCATCATTCTTAAACACGCCGAACCAACCTTTGCGCGCAGTAGCTTCTAACTTTGTACAACCATTGTCTCTTGCATACTTTTGCATCGCAGACACCATTGGCTCCTTCCAGTTATCTCTATCTACCCCGCCGCAAAACAACATTGTCAATGCTTTCATTTGCGGGTGAACACTGATTGTTGTTATCACTGCCCCAGTTACAGTTCTATCTGGTCTTAACGCAGCCCACAACTCACAAGTACCATCGTTCAATGTATCGCGTATATCTTCTACTTTATACCTGCCGTATGTGTACTTAGCTGCACGATCCATGTAACCTTCTATGTGCGGCCAGTACTCATCAAACTGTTCAGGCGGTATTTGATATACCTTGATCATGCTGGCAGAAGTTTTTCAGCTTTACTGTTAACTGCTACCTTACCTTTACCAATAGACTTCTTACGTGCATTCTGTACGCGGCTCATCATGGCGTATAGTTTTTTTGCACCGGCCTCTGTAGATCCATTTCCCAACTCTGATACGATACGTGCAGGCACCACGAACTCACCATCAGCAAGACGAGCGGGCTGACGATCACCAATAACAGCAGGGATAGAATCAGATACACCATCACCAGGACCTTTCAATAAACGACCACCATCAGAGTAACCACCTAGCGTATAACCACCATCAGCATAATAAGCATCAGCCATACCGCCACCAGCCATATTCTGATTCATGATCTGTGCGCCTTTAGCAGCTAGTTGCTTCTCCATATTTTTATAGAAGCCTTCTAGGCCTAACTGTTGCTCAGGTGTTTGCTGCTGAGGAATATTAATGTTTGGCGTTATATTTGAATTAGCAAACATAGGCGCACTAGCATTCATGCCTTGCGGTACAAATGGCGTCGATATACCACCCGATGTTTGTGTGGTTACTGTTGGTTGAGGTGCTGGAACTTGTTTCATAAGGTTGCCTAAAAGACTGCCTTTCCCACCGCCTGCATTTGGTGTCAAACCGCCCATAATTGGATTTAAACCCATCAAAGATACTGTTGGTTTTGGCGCGGCAGGGGTATTGGTGGTCGTAGTTGTGTACTGCATAGTCACAGGATCGTATGTGTATGCAACATCAGATGTTGGCTCTGATGCTGTTGCAAATGCAGAACCACCTAAACCATATTTAGGAATGCTATCTTCTTGGCGCTGCATATCAACCACGTTACCTTCAGACATGCGCTCAACCTTGCCAACGTTATCATCCATCAAGCCGCCATCAGCAACCTTGCGAATTTCTTTGGCAATAAAACGAGGCTCTTTAAAATATGCGCGCTCTCTAGTTGAACCGTCATCTATATACGCTTCAGGATTTTGCTCTACAGAATAATCATACGGACGCTCGTAGGAATCTCCTACTGGTAATGCGCCTAGGCCAGAGTTCTTCTTCTGATTCAATCCGTACATACCAGACACAGCTAGTGCAGGCAGCGTTCCAGTAGGTAGCTTGTCATAGAACTCACCAAAGCTATTAGGCATCGAGTAGTTAGAGAACATCGATGTTGAAGCTGGTGTAGCAGCAGGCGTAACCATAGAAGCTGGAACATTAGCAGCAGCCTGCTGTGACAATGCCATTTGGTTTTGAACTGACGTAGGATTTACCGCAGATGATAATAAGTTACCTTGTGCGGTTGGCGCCATATAACTAGTTGGTGCAGCTACCGCATTTGCAGGCAGCTGGTAACTGGCAGCAATAGCATTTGGGTTATACAGCGATGCACTTGCTGCTGGAGTTGGCACTGTTAGTGCGTTTAATCCTAAATTGTTTACATTAGCACCACCCGACAAGGCAGAGTTAGCAGCGCCGCCTATATTTGTTCCACCAAATAAACTTGTTGGAGCTGCTGTGGTTGCGCTTCCTACTGCCGGAGCACCTGATGCAGTTGCGTTTGTAGCAGCAGCCGTACCACCACTTAAGCCAGCGCCCAAGCCTGCACCGCCATACGCACCCAGACCTGCCATCAAGCCCTTCTCCAAGCTACCTGTAGCAAGACCTGACACGGCGCCGACGGTCAATGCAGAAGCCAACGGAGTAGCGCCCAAGAACGCCAATGATGTACCAGCAGTCAACGGAGCCAGCAAGAAACCAGCAGCCATAGGAAGGATAGCATCAAGGAAATCCGCCTCTGGTAAGCCAGTGTGCGGGTTGATTGTGAGTGAGCCACCATGCGCCAGAGCTAAGGCTTGCAAGCCGTTAACCTCGTTGGGCGTCATGTGGACTAAGACCTTGTCGTTTTTACGACCGGCTGATCGGACTTGCTCGGCTAGATGGTGGAGGCTCATCGCTACCTCATTCAAAGAAATTTGTCAAAGTTTAACATCTTATACCGCAGATACAAAGGAAAGGGTGGCTATTAATGAGGCTGTTGTTGGGCGAGTGGGGGATACCCCCGCAGGGTAGAAATGAAGCGTTACGGCTGCATTAGTAGTTGACCACCAAAGCTCTACATACTGCCCAGCATTTAACTGCAAAAAATAATTCCAACCAGCAACTACATGTCCTTCATTCCCTGCGCCTGCTGATTTTCTAGCTGGAATAGATATATACCCAGTAGACCCTGCCAAATCTGTGCCGTTTACACGTAGCCATACACTAATATCATGCTGTGCATTATCGGTATTCTGGAATTGTCCAGACCACTGTAGGTTATATAGCCCCGAATTTTCCACAGTCAAACGAGTAGGTAATCCCCCACTTGTCACAACAGAAACACCACTACTAAAGTCCGTTGTATTAAACTTCATAACCGTAGCAGTATTTGCTGTGGTAGTTTGAGCTGTTAAATCTTGAAACGCACCATAAGGCAGGAATACACCCTCTCCAGTGCCGCCAATTGAAACACCAAGCGTATCTATAAAGTTATCTAACGTAACAAAATACTGACGAAGTACTTTATTAAGATCATCCAAATACTGTCGGTTGTACTCTTGCGGCGCAAACGGTAACGCAGGAGATTTAGTCTTTGGTAAAGTCGTAACTTCCGCTGTAACAATTTGCGTACTCATCGTCTGCCGTCCGGTCTGATATCCATACGTGGTGAACCTAGCTGCCACTTCACGCCAATACCATCCGAGCCAATCTTAAACGCCATCGATCTACCACGCACACGGGTGTAGATGATCTGCGTAAACTCTTGCACGTTGTACTGATGCAGTGTGTTGTACGACTGAGCGGAGGTAACTCGTGGACTAGCCGCTGTGTTATAAGGCGCACCAGGATTCTGTCGAGGGCGCAACTCCATCGTGACAGACGGTCTTTGTGGATTTCTAGTTGTCGATCCATCAAACGTAACGTCAGGAATAATCCGCCAAATCATCGAGTAGTTATGACCATCCTCAATATCAAAGTCAGCAGACTGAATATATGACGGCACTGGTGTAGGAGGATCTGTCGTAGCATCATCACAGCCAAACTCATGGGCAACCATAATGTTGTTCAACGTAGTAGCTAATGGACCAGCAGCTAAACCACTATCCAACCACGCTGTACGTGACATATTGCCGTAGTACCAGATGTCCTCTAAGTAATTGTAGATAACGTATCTATCAATTGCAGTTGAATTTTCAGAACAATAGAACCACCATACTTCGTTGTAACCTTCATTAGTACCACCAAACACTTGGTAGCTTTGACCTAAACTAATATTATCAAAGATGTATTTACGAACTTTACAATCTAAAGTTTCAACACGACCAGAGTATTTATAGAATTTATCTACACCCATCCAAAACACCATACCGGATGCAGTAGCAACAGCGTTAGGTGAAATGATAGAAATATTATCTGCGGATAAGTTAAAGCCCCATACAAGTGGAGGTCCTAGATATTGCTGTGAGTACAGAGCTGTGTCTGTCCATACAAGAATCTCTTGTCTACTCTGTAGTGTTGCAACAATCTTGGAGCCATGTGATAAGCGGAAGTCACCAGCTTGGTTAGTGGCTGTAGGTGTCCAGTCTCTAAAACTCTCTACCGCAGTCCAACGCACTAACAGTGGGTCTTGATAATCTTCATTGTATGGATTAGCGCCATAACCAATAGTGATGTTGTTAGACTCTGATACTTGTACAGAGAACAGCATTAGAGGTACGTCACAGCGCATAGCTTGTGAGGATACGGTTTGAGATCTATCTACAACGTATGTACCAAGACCGCCAATACCACTGCCGTATGCAATCACTGTAGTGCCTGGGATTATTACTCCAGTATCATCAGTAAGTATTGTTCCTATATCAATAGCGCCTGCTGTTCTTGCAGTAATAGTTAATGTAGTTCCAGCAATAGATCCAGTGCCCAAAAATCCATGAACAATTAATCCACGATTGCTTGTTCGTATGGTTGCTGTATCGCCTGGAGTCCACCAACATAATGGTCCTAGTCGTGGACAGAACAGTAAATCTTGCCCGTAGTTAGCCTGACTCCACAAACGTAACTGATAACTAAAGCCTGTAGTAAATCCTTCTCCCCATCCATTACGACCCCAGAAGCCTGTACCCCAACCAGTGTTGTTGGTATAGATGTCGTATCCAGTGTCTAACTCATAAGCCGCAATAACAGCTCCACCACCACGGCCAGTGTCAGATGAGTTTGATTCTACTGGCGCACCTGGAGTAACAAGATTAGATACAGCACGAGCTTGGATTGTATATGTCGTATCGTTTGTTTTATTTATAATCTCATACTCTTGATTAAGGATGGCAGTAGTAATGTTGCCACCTAAACCGACAGCATTTGAAAATATGACGTAGTTACCAACTTTAATGAATGGCGCACCAGAATCTTCAACAATTATGTATGTTGAAAACGGAGCAGATGTGTCAGCAAAAAATTGTATCGTGCCAATTTTTACATCCTCTATAGGCGTGATGTCAAAGTAAGCGCCGCCAACACCAATAAAAAACTTAAGGTGTGTGCCAATACCTAACAAGTTGTACTGACGTAAGGTAATCCAATTCCACAGTGATCGACATGTGCCAAGCCAAACCGCAGCAGTCAACGCTACCCATCCACCTATCTTCTCAGGATAGCCAGAGCGGAACCTTACCCATTGCGTTTCATACCATGTGCCTTCGCTAGTTAGCGATGTGTTCTCACGGTTAACGCCTGATTTAAATTGAAGCTTTTGTAGTGGCATATCACGCCTGCTAAGTTATCTTGCTTTAAGGATTATCACGGCAGAGTTATCTTGCACTGTGATATCCACTGTTTTTCCACTTAATACTCTTGCGTACTGCGTCTCTGAAATATTTTTACTATTGCAGCTTGCTGTCCCATATACACAAAGTATTACTTGCTCCGTATCATTGCCGACAATTGTTTTTTGTGCCGAACCTTTTAAAAGTTCATAATCGTAAAGCTTATCGTTTGGAAGTGGATCAACTATTAAGTAATGCGCGCCATTCAAACCAGATTCATAAGTAAGTGGTGTATTCGCATAAGAAGATAAGTCATAAACATTGCCTTCCTCTAAACTTATTGTTAATCCATTTTGAGTTTTTACAGCGCCCGATCCAGTATGCATATACATTAAATGGTTAACCATACCTAAACCAGTGTTTGTATATTCTAATGAGTCATTGGGCGACATACTGCCAACACACAACATAAAACTGCGGCAGTTTATTGAATTTAATGTATTCATAAAACAACCTCATTAGATGTTGTTTCTATGATGTCTGATGCAGCAAATGTATATGTGTGACCTATTAAACTTTTTAATATATTAACCTGTCTAGAATCAGCTAAAAACTTTTCATGAGCTTCTTGCCGAGCAACTTCGCCTAATCCAATCTGAGCAATTAACTTCATAATTTCAGCTTGGCTTGTTACTCCTGGCCACATTGTTGATGGCTGAAATGCTATTGGGCTATATTTTTCTGGGTCTTGGAATTGAGTTGTGTCTGAAGCAAACGAAACAAACAATGAATGTGTTTGTTCATCATAGTTAATAATCTTTAGTTTTAATGTATTCATGTTCACTCCAATTAAATAGCTCTACCAAGTACTGTGCCTAATGCAACCCATGTAACATTTCCATTTCCAACCACGTAATAACCGCCAGCACCGCCGCCTGATCCGCCTGCTGATGTTCCGCCTGTTGCGCCTCGTCCTCCGCCTGCGCCGCCTGTTGATGTGCCTCCAGCTGGATTACCACCTGCTCCACCAGCCACAACGCTACCACTTCCGCCTCCTACTGCTGCGCCACCACCTGCGTTATATCCTGCGCCACCACCACCGCCGCCGCCTTGGTAATTGCCAACAATGGTTTTATATCCTCTGCCACCACCACCTCCGCCGCCACCGCCCGCAATCAAATTATTATTAGTAATACGTGTTGGGCGATTAATTGCTAATGCATTACCACCAGCAGCACCGCCACCGCCATTAAGTCCATTACTAACACCACCTGCTCCACCACTACCGCCAGCTCCAATTATTACTCCATTGTTTATGATAGATACAGTATCTCCAGAATTAAATGCAGAGGAAACTGTCAGTGCATATATACCTGTAGATGATGCGCCAACATATATACCGCTATTGATTGTGACAATTACATCTGTATTTCCAGCCACATAGGAACCACCACGATTAGCATACACATCAAAGTTTTGTGTATTAGCTGATATAACAATATTAACTGTTACACGAGATTTGGAAGCGCCATAGAAGTTAGAAAGAGCAATTGCACCAGATGCAGGAATAGCAGCATTAGCTGGAGTGTTGGCTACAAATGCACCGCCACGATAGTATTCATTCAAGCTGTGCGGAACCGTGCCACCAAACTCGGTAGCAATTTGTTGGATAGTAATTGGCCCTGAACTAGGTAATGGCATGATTACTTACCTTTCTTTAATTCCTCGATCTCTGCCTTTAACTCTTTGATCGCCTCCACCAATAAGCCAACCATGTTGCCGTAAGCTACTGACAGTGTGCCTTCGTGATCTATGACTGCTTCTGGCAATACAGCTTGCACATCTTGTGCTATCAAACCAGTCTGGCGTGGAGCGCCTTCAATGTCATTACGATTGTAAGTAACGCCTTTTAATCTTCCAACCTTGTAGACCGCATCAGAAATTGGTTCAATGTTTTCTTTAAGTTTGATATCAGAGAACGCTGTAACGTTACCTGTAGCAACTAAGTTGCCTGATGCATCTAAGCTCATCTGAAGTGTGTAAGCTGGACTTACTGATGCCGTACCTTTAAACCAATTAAATGTTTGACCAGTTATTTGGAACAACCCGCCTGCCGTACCATCACCAGTCCAAGCAGCCCCGTTATACCAAGCATGGGTAGCAAGATGACAGAAGTCACCACCGGATGAAAGATAAGCGTTGTTAATTCTATAGTAGCTATTTACCGTGCCTGTAGAAATGCTTGAAGCTGTTGCCGCTGGTGCTGCACCCAGTCCAAGCGCAGATACTTGGTAGCTGTTTGCAGTATTAAGTGCATTAGCGGTAGTTGCTGTAGTCGCTGTTGTTGCTGTGCCTACAGTCAAACTTGCAGCCGTACCAGTCAAGCCAGAGCCAGAACCATTAAACGATGATGCAGCTACTGCACCATTAACTTCTAACTTGTATGTGCCGCTAGGTGTACCGCCAATACCAAAGTTACCTGATGTATCAATACGCGCACGTTCAGAGCCACCAACATAGAACGTCATTGGTATTGCTGTGCCTGATCCTGATGTGGATGAGGAGATACGAACGTCAGTCAAGTATGCGGCAAATGAACCTAGACCAGCATTCAATGGTGAGCTGTTGTTGTACGAAGAAAATCCAGAAATGTTACCCGTACCATTTGGCAATGTACTTACAACTGTTGGTGAGTTCGTCGTGCTAGTTTGGAACATCACACGATTGGCTAGTGTTGCGTTGGTGAAGTCACCAGTAATACGGGCGCCAGTATTTAAAATGTTTAAGCTGCCATCTTTAGTAACACGCAGTCTTTCAGTAAGTGGGGCAGCTAGACCGTCTGTGCGAGTAAAGAAAGACAAGTAACCAGACAAGTTATTGTCTGCTGTGTATGTATCTACGTTAGATTGAATCGCAGCGACTGAACTTAATGTGGTACCGCCGTATCCAACAAAGCTAATTGTTCCGGTAGCATCGCCACTAGCCACAGCGGTTGGTGCCGCAGCAGTTCCACGAGCTTTGTAATAATAAGAGAAAGGACCAACTGTGTCAGTTGATGTGCGCTGCGCAAAATAACCAGTAGCACTATCACCTTTAATAAATAAATTAGCAGCAGTTGCGCTATACAACTCTAACTTGTTTGTTGGAGCTGCTACACCAACGCCTACGTTACCAGCGCCATCAACAATAAATGGCGTGGTGTCAGATGCTACATCCTCAATCAGCAAGGAAGCGCCAGCACCAGCTTGAGTTACCTTTAATGCAGTCGAAGCAGAGTTGGCGTTGATTACACCGATACCTGTAATGGTTGTTGTGTCTGTAGATGCGTCACCCAAGTTAACATTACCATTCGCGGTCATTGTGCCGCCAACAGTCAATGTGCCAGAGATTGAAGCGTTACCTAATGTAGAGATATTACCGGCTGTCTCAAAGTTACCGCCAGCATAGTTAAACTGTTCCACAACGTTAAGACTATCGCAGCGCAATAGCATTGACTTACCGGCTGGGATTGGCACAGTCGTACCGCCAACAGCGGGAGTCGTTGATCCTATCGTGTCACTTGCAACAACCGTAACTTGGACGCTACAGTTATTAGTAAACACATACAGCTTACTGACTGGCGGAATAAATACTTTAATCGTATTTGGAGAGGTAATAGCTGATGTCAGCGTGACAGCAGCGCATCGAGCCTGATCTGGCAAGCCATTTAAAGCTGTCAAGGCTTGCGACACAATCCCGCCAACAGGTGCGCCAACAACGGTTACGTTGGCTAATCCTGATATAGCATCCTCGATAATCGTACCAAGGTTGGTATTGGTGATCGTGCCCCAGGTTCCGGTCTTTTCACCATTGGCTATAAGCTCAATGCGTAGGTCGGGGGAGTAGGTTGAAGGCATAATTATTCCTTAGATAAATACGTGGCTCGTTCGTCTTTTCGACGGTTAACAAGCCCTTTAAATTCCTTGCCAGATGCAAATCTATATAGCATAAAAGCATCAGCAGCGCCATCGAAATCACCCCGATTATGCCTCATCCTCATACTGGATTTTTGCAGTGCACCTAACCCTGCATTAAACGAAAAACTGACAAGAGCGTCGAACCGCCCTTGAGTAAGATTAGCGGGACAAAGACGTAGTACGCCTCGCTCAAACCTAGCCAAGTCTGTTTGCAAAATGCTATCCACTTCCTCGTCCGATAATGTGCGATTCCACTCCTTTGGGCAGGAGAAAAAACCTGTGGCTTTTGCATGTTTGCGCTCCTCTAATGTCATGGCTAGATGTGCTGGCGGAGCTATTAAATGGCCCACGCCGGTTGTCCAAAGCAAGACGCTGTCGAGGTAAGGCTTTTTCCTTACCCCTTCGTGGTGGCGCAACATCAGCCTAGCTTTGTCAGACATCTTCATTTTTTACTAAACGCCTGAGTGCCAAACCAAAACGCAATAATGGACGCAAGAATCTGCATTTCATCTGTGTCAAAAACTTGAACAATAGCCTCAAGGAATGGAACACCTGTAGACCATGCCCACCAGATACTAGCTATATCAACTGTTATTAAAAGACCAACAAACAAATATGTTACTACTGGGCGAACCGATGCTCGTAAATTAATGATCCACTGTGAAGCACCTTGACCAATAGCTATGTCATGAGCATAGAGTGCTTGGCGTTCATCTGCCGCTGTCTGAATCTGTAATTGCTGCGTATGTATTTCCTCGATGCGCTCTTGGGACTGTAAGCCAGCAGCCTGTAGACGAAGCTGCGATTCAATCTGTAACTGTGCCAGAGCAAGCTCATGCTTCTTGTCCGACTTGTCTTGGAAGAAATCCAACAGCTTTGGTAAACCGCCCATCAAGAAGGATAGTGCGGTAGATATTAATGTCATCATTTTTTAGTTCTCTCTTCCATAAGTTTGACTCGTACTTGCAGGTCGTGAATTTCATTAAAAATATCTTCTTTTAATTTATGCCTAGCTTCCGCTGACAAAGGAGAATCTGTCGGTACACCCTACGGTGTAATTAGCGCAGGCATTGCGCCTTCTATTTTTACTAAGCGCTCGTTAAACGAACCTACTTGGTTAAGCAGCCACAGTATTGATGACAATAGCAAAGGTAAAAGAATCTTAGCTATATCTTCCATTTTAAAGTTCATTGCGCCCCCTGATCAAACATCCATTTAATAAACCATGCGAAACCTGCAATGATTAACGTAATAACAAACCCGCCAAAACAGTTGTAAATTATATTCATAGTCTTGGCAAAGGCGCGCTTCTTACGCATCTTCTCTGCCACTATTGCTAGTCTTGCCTCAGTTGCCGCTTTCCTAGCAGCTTCTGCTTTCTCTTCGCGCTCTTTACGTAGCTTGCTTAGCCGCTCCCAGAACTCATCCCACATACCACTCTCGTCGAAGTGGTAGATCATGATGTGTTTAATCTGGGCGTAGTAATCTTTAATCTCCCTGTCTGCTGCCATCATATCCATCACGTACTCAGCGTCTGAGATTGGATCTTCTACTGGTTGACCATTGGCTATTGCCTCGTCTTGTTTTCTTTTTGCGTCCTCTAGCCTAGCTCTGTTTGATTCATATTTACTTGCTGCTGCGAAAAACTTCTTCACCGGTGAAAGTGATTGTCCTAGTTTCTTCCCCGAGTCAACACACTCATTAATAGCATCTACAGCCTCGCGCGCTTCATCAGCGGCAGATTTAACTGCGTTAACTACGAGCCTTACGCCCTGTATAGCTAACCCTATGGTCATCGGGTCGATCATGATTAATCCTCATTGGTTCTGTAGTGTCGATGTTGGTGGAGTAAATACACCCAAGTATCTTGCATAGTTAGTTGCACGGAAGTCGTTTATGTAGCCGTTAAAAAATCCACCAAAACTGCTATTAAACACGGCACCTAGTGAACTAATAGTTCCAGCGATAACAGAAGTTGTAATAGTGACCGCTGTGCTGGTTATGACAGGAGAGCCATTAAAATAAACAATAAATGAAGGTCCTTGTCTAACTACTGCCACATGAGTCCATACGCCTGTTGGCGTTGCAATTGCACTAGCACTATTAATTGCATGAGCAGCACCAGAAGTAGAAACCAATAATTGAATACCGCCAGTTGTGTTTATATCTAATCGACAACCAGCAAAGCCAGTTGTATTTCCATTTATACAAAATATAGTTTGCTGTGCTGTAACAGTAGTTGGGTTTATCCAAGCCTCTACTGTGAAGTCTCCTAGTGTTTGAATAGCATTTCTACCATCGCCAAAAGGCGTGGTAAGTCTTACATATGTAGTAGATCCATTAAACGACATAGAACCACTGCCATACTTATTCTGCGCAGTGCTAATAGATGCAATATTTGTCTCTGCTACAACATTAGTAGCATTATCAAACACAGCCGCATTAGTGCCACTTAATAAAAGTTGGGTGTTTGTTATAGCGGTTAATGGCGCAGTAGGAACAGTTATGGATGTGAATCCAGTGCCGTTTAAAACACGAACGTTAGACAAAAAACCTGACATGTATCCAGAATTTAACGAATCTGCATAAGCACCTAGAATTGGCCTATTAGCTGGATTTGTATAGCTTGTTGTATCTGAATATGTTTGTGCTTGTACGGCTCCATTAATAAACATTCGAGTAACACTAGATACTCTAGAAATTACAACATGATACCACTGGCCAACACTTAAAGCAGCGTCTGAAAGTATGCGACTTGCCCCACTTACGTAATAAGTAAGTTTACCCGTGCTTGTTCCATTTAATATTATGCAAGGCTGCGGTCCACTTCCTGTTGATACCGCTCTACCATCATACAAAGTTTCTTCTTGTACAACAGAAACAAAATATGCAAACATTTCAATAGTAAAGTCACTTGTACCAAACGCAAGATTAGATGACCCTGTTAAATTTAAATAATCTCCATTACCATCGAAGAACATCGCACCACCATTTGTTGCAGGGTAGTATGCGGTAGGCGAATAGAATGGTGAATAGGTAAGTGTTCTAACGTCACCAGTTTTAGTAATAGCAAAGTTGTTTGTGCTGTTATCTACAAAACGATTATCTTGGCATGTCAGTAGCTGAGTGTTTGTAACTGCGGTTAGCGGCGCTATTGGTACAGTTACTGATGTAACGCCCGTTCCTTTAATAACACGAAGGTTAGATATATAACCAAAAACACCAGACCCAGCCGTTACTCCGCCATCTCCTATTCTTGGCCTTGAAGCGCCATTTAAATAGGTTATGCTGTCTGTATACGTAGAGCCTTGTTGAACACCATTTAAAAACATACGTGTTTGCCCAGACACTTTTGATACCAAAATGTGATACCAAGTACCTGTTGCAATCGTTCCAGAGCTTGTTATTAAATTTGCGCTATTTGCAAGAAAAAATAATGAAGTTCCTGATTGATATATTGTTGGGTATGCGCCTTGTGTACTAGCAGGCCTAGAATCATAAATTATTCGATCTGAAGCAACAGTAAGTGTGTAGTACCATAACTCAATAGTCCAATCCCCCGTTCCAAATGCTAAGTTGGATGAACCAGTTAAATCTAAATAATCCCCAGTTCCATCAAAATTGTTACTCCAATAACCAGTCGTCTTACTAAATGGCGTAAAAGTGCCCTGCGTAGTATTGCCGTTTCTTGTTACTGTAAAGTTATTAGCAGACGAGTCAAGGAACGTATTATTAGTAGCGCCATTCGTACCGTTCCCATGAATCATTGAAGTGCTCAAGTTAAAGAATGGATCGTACATAGGCCATGACCGCTGACCTGCTGCTTGGTTAGCTTGGCTTAATGTCCATACTCCAGGAGTAGCAGCCCCCAATGCTGGGCTAGGCTGTGTATAAAACGGATTGTCTGTGCCTACGATAACGCCATTGTTATTTGTAATGGTAGCTGCATACGAACTAGCATCAACAAATGTAGAGCTCTGGCACGTAAGCATTACTGTGTTAGTAATTGCTGTTAAGTTTGTTGGTGGAGCAAAGTTACCTGTATATACCGCCGTACCATTTACAAACCTAAAATTATTTATAAGTCCGTCAAAGTAAATGTTAGCCCCAGTCTGATCCCAACGCCTACCTATAAACCAATTGGTTCCATTATTAGCAGTTATTCCCCATGTTGTTGATGGAGTTGGTGCGCTAGATTTGGTTACGTCTACACCGTTCATGTAAATTTTTGATGTAGAACCAGTAAAAACAAATGCTATGTGAGTCCATGTGTTTAAAACCAATGGAGTAGTAGATGCTGCGGCTGTCGTCCAAGCGCTTCCGCTATACCAACCAAACGTTGGATACAAACCAGATGGCGCTTCGACCGCATTACTTGTTGCAAGAGAACAAGTTATAACAATAGCGCCACTTGTAAATTCTTCGGAAAATATTAAACCGCCTGCTGAGTATGGTTTAACCCATGCTTCAATAGTAAATGGTGTGGTTGAAGTCGCTATAGCATACTGAGATGCTCCAGCAAAACTTAACCAGCTATTTAATCCACTAAAATACCCAGAGAAATTAGCATTTTGGTTTGCGGTAACTATTCCGCCTGCGTATCTTTGGCTCATATACTCCCCAAACTTGCTCGTGGCAATGCTGTTGCAGGAGGTATAAACGTGGATGTATACCTTGCCACACCCCTTGTTATTCTTAAATCATCAATGTATCCAAGCATTGGTTGTGTCGCTACTCTGCTTGCTCCAACATACATATTTGCAGTTGTTGATATATCGCCAGTTATTGCAGTTCCGGATTCAAATATTAAAAACCCATTGATAAACATTTTTATATTTCCAATGCCTGTCCCTGCCTTTACAACAGCTATGTGATACCACTGGTTTTGATTTAAATTGTAGTTACTTGAATATGCAATTGCACTGCCATACTCAAATATAAACAAAGTTGGAGCTGCATTAAAATAAATTCCCCATCCAGTAGTACCTGTACCTTTACCTATTAGGGATCTTGCTGTCGATGTATTAGAAAGATTTATCCAGCACTCAATAGTAAAGTCCCCAGTGCTTAAGTTTATGTCTGGAGAATGAGGAACAAGCAACCAGTCGCCAGTTCCATCAAAAGCCATAGAACCAGATCCATATTTTTTAATTGCAGTACTTACTTGAGCATTACCAACCGTCTCTCCAACAATGGTTGCTGATGCGTCTGATATGCCAGCATTAGTTCCACTTAGCAAAAGCTGAGTGTTTGTAATTGCTGTCAAGGGTTGGGTTGGTACAGTTACAGATGTAACTCCAGTACCGTTAAGTACTCTAAGATTAGATATATAACCAATTATTAAGGTACTACCAGGATTATCACCTCTACCAAGAACAGGTCTACTCGCGCCATTTAAATAATTATTTGAATCTGTGTATGTTTGTGTCTGCACTACTCCATTAATAAACATTCTTGTTGTTCCAGAAACTCTTGAAACAACAACATGTATCCAAGTATTTGATGGCGAAGCGCTGTTAGCTGCAATTCTGTTTGCACCACTCACAAAGTAAGTAATAACTCCACTTGGAATATAAATAGTAGGATACACCCCACTAGCCACACCGTTTGGTCTGGAATCATAAATAATCTGCGTTGTTCCTGAGCTTGGAAAATATGCCCAAAATTCAATTGAAAAATCATTAGTGCCAAAAGCAAGAGAAGAAGATCCAGTTAAACTTAAATAACTACTACCGTCAAAGTACATAGAACCACCAGTCAGCGACGTAGAGTACTGAGGCAGGTTATTGTTAAATGGAATGTATAAACGTGTGCCTGCCTCTGCAACAGAAGTAATAGCAAAATTATTTGCACTATTGTCTATGAACCTATTACTTTGGCATGTTAATAACTGGGTGTTAGTTATTGCTGTTAAAGGATTTGTTGGCACAACAGGCGCAGTAGTGCCAGTTCCATTTAAAACTCTAAGATTTGTGATATACCCAAAAAATCCTGAAATAGCGCCAGTTCCATTTGCGCCTATGTATGGTCGGCTAGTACTGTTTACATAAGTTGTAGAGTCAGTATATGTTGACCCAGTTTGAACGCCATCAAAAAACATTCGAGTGCTTCCTGACACCCTTGATACCAC